GAACAACCGATAGAACAGAACGGTAAACTCTCTGTTTATGAGAGACCATGGGATAAACGTGATTATATTGTGACGGTTGATGTGGCAAGAGGTATATCAAAAGACTATAGTGCATTTATCGTAGCCGACATTACAGAGTTTCCATACAAGATAGTCGCTACGTACAGAGACAACGAGGTCAAACCTATGTTGTTCCCATCTATCATACATGATGTGGCAACAGCGTATAATAATGCATACGTTCTATGTGAGGTAAATGATATTGGTGATCAGGTGGCATCTATTCTATTCTATGACTTAGAGTATGAGAACTTACTCATGGTTGCTATGAGAGGTAGAGCAGGTCAGATAGTTGGATCAGGATTTTCTGGTGTCAAAACACAGTTGGGTGTCAAGATGAGCACAACTACAAAAAAGGTTGGTTGTTCTAACCTCAAGACGTTGATAGAGGAAGACAAACTTATATTCTGCGATTACAATATAATATCTGAACTGACTACTTTCATACAGAAGAAACAATCGTTTGAAGCAGAGGAAGGTTGTAATGATGATCTTGCCATGTGTCTTGTTATATTCTCTTGGTTGGTGGCACAGGAGTACTTCAAAGAGATGACAGATCAGGATGTAAGAAAACGTATATACGAAGAACAGAAGAATGCTATAGAACAAGACATGGCACCATTTGGTTTTGTGCTTGATGGTTTAGAAGATGATGATCTCACTGATAGTGATGGCGAGAGATGGAAGAAAGCAGATGAGTATGGTGACAGATCATACATGTGGGAATATAATGGATGATCAAACCCAAATGTCTTGACAAATATGGTTTCTTAGGTTGGAGTGCAACAGGATATCTTCTACCATGTTGTTGGATGGATCATGATAATATGCGATTGATTCCTGATTTAGTCCAAGAGAAATTTAAGGTAGAGAATGTAGATAAAATAAGTGATATAATATTATCAGACGAGTGGCAGTCTTTCTTTGATGTTATAAAGAACAATCCAGAAAGTGCTCCTCATGTTTGTCATCATTATTGTGGATCATGTACGGAATCAACTTAGATCTTTCAAATAGATGTGCTAATAGATGTCCTGGTTGTGCAAGAGATAAATTTAAACATGTACCTGGCTCTGATCTAACAGAGACAGACATGGAAAAAATATCTAATTTTTTTCAAGCAATAACATTTTGTGGTCAGGTGTCTGATCCAGTGCTACATCCAAAGTTTCATAATCTTCTCCAAATATGTTTGAAAAAGAATAGAAAGGTTGTGGTTCATACTGCTGTAGCAGCAAGACCAAAGATGTGGTGGACAAAATCTTTCATAATGTCAAGGAATAAAAATGTTGAATGGGTATTTGCAATAGATGGTTTACCCAAGGATAGTCACAAGTATAGAGTCAATCAAGACGGAGAAAAGTTATTTGATATTATGTTGAAGTGTGCATCTTTTGGTGTGTCTACTACATGGCAGTACATAGTTTTCAATTACAATCAAAAAGATGTTGAACAGTGTAAAAAAATAGCTGGTGAGCATAACATAAATTTTATGCAGATTGATTCTGGTAGGTGGGGTACAGATGCATTGAAGTCTCTACAACCAGATGATAACTATTCAAATATAGATGGTGTATCTGTGAGAAACTACGTATGAAACCTAAACTTTTGATAAGTGCGGGTTATCCGTCATCAGGGACTACTTCTTTGTACTACACACTGTGGAGTAATAAGTATGGGCATGGTGGACACTGGAAAGAAAATCAATATTTAATGCTTATACAATCACCTCATCTATTTGAAGTTCGTAAAAGAACTCATAAAAATAGAATAAAATTTGGCGAGGGTGTGGTAAGACCATGGGATTTACCTGAAAATATTTTTATGAATTACCATACACCAATTCTTCCTTTTGATACTAAGGATTTTAAACTTGAAAAATACATTGCTTATTACTTAGATTTGTGGGAGAGAATAAAAGGTGAGTATAAATCCTTGTTAGATTTTTCCAACGCAAAGCAACAGTCATTGTCGGAAAAATTTATGTTGTCAATTAAAGATGAATTACTAAAAAATTTTGACATCAAAATAATTATGACACTTCGAGATCCGATTCATAGGTTATGGTCTTACTGTAATAGGAGATCCTTAGAAAAAGGAGGCAAACCAAAATCTTACATGAAAATATTTTTTCACGATCCAAACTTAAGTTACGTTGAAAAGTATAAAAAATATGTAAGGGTATGGGGAGAGGAGAATGTAAAGGTGATTATCAATGAAGACTTTTACGTTGGTCACATACAACCTCTGTCTGAATTTTTGGATTGCACCATTGAACCAAAATTTAATGAAATAGCTCACTTGTCTGATATAAAGCATAAAGTTTATAATAACTGGTGTAAAATTGACGAAGAAAACTGGAGAGATGCTCTAAAAAACATGTCATGGGTCTATGATGAATTTGAGAAAACGTTTGGATATATACCAGATCAATGGGGTAGACACTCAATTTTATAAATAATTTCAGTCTAAAAAGAAGGACCCATAGGGAGTTAGAATGGCATTAAGACTTGCATCTCCAGGTATTTCAGTTAGAGAGGTAGACCTCACAAGGGGAGGAGTGGATTTCACTCTGAATGTTGTTGGTGGTTTAGCTGCTCCCTTTGCAAAGGGACCTTGTAACGAGATCACCAGAGTCAACAATGAGAATGAATTAGTTGAAATATTTGGTAAACCAGGCGTGGGTACCACAGATTATCACTACGAAACGTGGTACGCAGCATCCAATTTCTTATCATACGGTGGTAAGTTAGATATCGTAAGATCTGTTGGAGGCGACCTGAACACAGCAAACGTTGCTGTTGGTTTAGCAAACACAACCCTATTACTTGAAGGGTTAGAGGATTATAACAATAATCAATCAGATGATACCAATTGGTATTTTGCTGGTAAAAACCCAGGTCACTGGGCAGAGAACATAAAGGTAGCGATCATTGATAACGCTGCTGACCAAATCATCACACCAACATACGAAGGTACTGATGATGTAACTGATCTTAGGATTGGGTTTGGTGTAGAACAGAATTTGACAGGAAACACAATTGGAGTCGGTACAATTACTGCTGCATCAGGTGTTTTGAAAGGTGTTGTCACAGGTTTCACAGCAACAACAGTTGATGTTAAGGTTGTTAGCACAGTCATAGGTGGTGTAGAAAAATTAGTTGACTACCAACCAAACACACAGTTTGAGTTCAAGACAGGTTCTGCAATTACTTTCAAAAATAATAGTGGATCTTCTGTATCTACAAGTTCAACAATCACATCTGCTGATTGGTACAACAGTCAAAACATACTAACAAGTGTGGCAGACGGTGGTTCTGATTTTGCTACAGTGACTTGGAGATCTGTACTCAACAAACCACAAAATAACAATTATGTATCAAAAAGAGATGGAGACAACGATGCTCTACACATTGTTGTTGTTGATGCTGGCGGTGGAGTCTCTGGAGATGTCGGATCAATTTTGGAGAAGTTTCCAAACTTATCCAAAGCAAAAGATGCAGTAGCATCTGGAAGCAAATCAATATTTTATAAAGATTTCTTAGCAGAAAATTCAGAGTTTATTTTCTCTGGGCAACATGTGACTGCAGCAGACGATTCACATCATGGCACACTCGTATTACCAGGTGGTTTGGGTGCTGCTTCAAGTGGATTCTCATCAATCACAGCTGCTGAAGGTGCATGGGGTCAAGACGCTAAGAACACTAAGTTCAGTTCAATAGGTAATCAAGGTTACTCACTCACAGGTGGACTAGATTACACAGGTGTGGGTATTTACAACCCACCACTAGGCGACTTGCTTACAGCGTATGAAAAGTTCTCCGATCCTATTGACAGTGACATCAGGTTCTTACTACAGGGTGGATGTTCTGGAACAAAAGAAGAAGAGCAAGCAAAGGCAAATAAACTTATTGCTTTAGCAGAGGGTAGAAAAGATTGTATTGCGGTGATTTCACCTAACAGAGACTCTGTGGTGAATGTCACAGACTCTTCAACACAACTATCCAATGTACTATCATTCTTTGGATCTCTTACATCATCGTCATATGCGGTGTTTGATTCTGGATTCCAATATGTGTATGATAGATTCAACAAGAAGTTCGTTTACATGCCTGCCTCTTCAGATGTAGCAGGTTGCATGGTAAGAACAGATAGGGATTTCTTCCCATGGTTCTCACCTGCAGGTACAACCAGAGGTAACTTGAATTTTGCAATCAAACTTGCATTCAATCCTGGTAAAGACGCTAGAGACCAGTTGTATTCTAACAGAATCAACCCAATCACATCTAAACCTGGCGATGGCATCGTACTATTCGGTGACAAGACTGCTCTTTCATTTGAAAGTGCATTTGATCGCATAAACGTGAGAAGATTATTCATCACAATAGAACAAGCAGTTGAAAATGCTGCAAAGTCAGTTCTATTTGAACTCAACGATGCAGGTACAAGATCAAACTTCATCAATATTGTTGAACCATTCCTAAGGGATGTTCAAGCGAAGAGAGGTATTCAAGACTTCCTCGTAATATGTGATGAATCAAACAACACACCAGATGTTATTGATCGTAATGAATTCCTTGCTGACATCTTTGTGAAACCAGCAAGATCAATCAACTTCATTGGTCTAACATTTGTTGCTACAAGAACTGGAGTTTCCTTCAGTGAAGTTGTAGGAACTGTGTAATAGGAGACCCACACAATTATGGCATTAAACAGAAACATTTTTTCGGTTCCCAACAA